CCAAAGAAGCCCTACTAGAAGGCCTACAAGGTTCTCGCCGCAACACTATGGCAGCGGTACTAGAAAACACCCGTGGTCACCTAGTTGAATCATCAGCTGGTACTACCATGAGTGGTAACGTTGCTACACTTAACCGTGTAATTTTACCAGTAATTCGTCGCGTAATGCCAACCGTTATCGCTAACGAAATCGTTGGTGTTCAGCCAATGACTGGTCCAGTAGGCCAAATCCACACTCTACGTGTTCGTTATGGTACTACAATGACTGACAGCTCAGCAGTTGGTACTTCAACAGCAGCAGGTGAAGAAGCTCTAAGCCCATTCAAGATTGCTACTGCTTACTCTGCTGGTACTGGCGCTAGCCAAGCTAGCTATCAAGGTGCTGCTACATCTGCTCTAGAAGGCGCAGGTGGTCGTAACATCAGCGTTCAAATCCTAAAGCAGGTTGTAGAAGCGAAGACTCGTAAGCTACAAGCTCGTTGGACTTTTGAAGCTGCTCAAGACGCACAAGCTATGCATGGTATTGATGTTGAAGCAGAAATTATGGCTGCTCTAGCACAAGAAATCACTGCTGAAATTGACCAAGAGATCCTATATTCTCTACGTTCATTAGCAAGCACTGAATTCACTTACAACCAAGCTACCGTTTCTGGTACTGCTACATTCGTAGGTGATGAGCACGCTGCACTAGCAGTTCTAATCAACCGTACAGCTAACCTAATCGCACAACGTACACGTCGTGGCGCAGGTAACTGGGCAGTTGTTAGTCCAGCAGCATTAACTGTTCTACAGTCTGCTACAACTTCAGCATTTGCTCGTTCAACCGAAGGCTCTTTCGAAGCTCCAACTAACACTAAGTTCGTTGGTACTTTAAACAGTGCAATGAAGGTTTACGTTGACTCTTACGCTTCTGATACACAAGCTGTATTAGTAGGTTACAAGGGTTCAAGCGAAGCAGACGCAGCAGCGTTCTACTGCCCATATGTTCCATTAATGAGCAGCGGCGTTGTACTAGATCCTAGCACATTTGAACCAGTAGTTAGCTTCATGACCAGATATGGCTACGTAGAGTTGACCAATACTGCGTCATCACTAGGTAACGCTGGCGATTATGTGGGCGAAATCGCGGTAAGTAATTTGAGCTTCTCGTAAGTTTAGAAAACTACCGGATTAGAGTAATCCACTAATAAAAAGCACCCTTCGGGGTGCTTTTTTATGACTAAAATAGTAGAACTTGTTGTTTCAAACTAAATAAAAGTATGGAAGCATACACATATCTTATTAGGCATAAGCCAACAAATAGATTCTACTACGGATTCCGTAGTGCTAATATAGTAGCACCTGAGGATGATCTTTGGAAAAAGTATTTTACAAGTAGTCCTAGAGTTAAAGAATTAATTGACGAAACCGGCGTTGATAGTTTTGATGTAGAAATACGCAGAACATTTGATACTCAAGAACAAGCAGTTGCTTGGGAAACTAAAGTGTTGCGTCGTATGCGGGTATTAGAAAATGATCAATGGATTAATCAGAACATAGCAGGATATGTTATCCCTGATGATATAGCAAGACAGAAGATTAGTGATTTTCACAAAGACCGCCCTAAAACAGAAGAACATAAACAAAAACTTAGAGAATCCCAAAAAGGAAGCAAACGTCCTTGGGCAATACATAACCTACCTGCAGATGTAAGCGGTGAAAACAATGGTATGTATGGCAAACAACATTCTGAAGAAACAAAGCGTAAAATAAGCGAAGCAAACAAAGCTAGTGGACATATGTTAGGAGATAACAATCCTATGCGTAAAGTAGAATGGACAGACGAACGACGTAAATCAATGAGCGAACGGTCTCGCGGCACCAAATGGACTGCTGAAGCAATAGCAAGACGTAGTGAGAAGATTAGAGGTCAAAAACGAGAGAAAAAATATTGCCCACATTGTGATAGAATGATTGCTATAGGTTGGTACAACCGCCACGGTGACAACTGTAAACATAAATAGTATTGTTCATAAGAACTTATGCGGCACCCACCGCGTAGGGCCTAGAACGCCATTTATAAGGAGAAAACAAATGGGACGTCCACTTAAAATTCAAAAATCAGCAACAGTTGACTCAGGTTTTCCTTGGGTTGATACTTATAACATCGGTGTAGTTGGTGGTAACACTAGCTTAACTGGTGCGCAAATCAAGACTCGTGTTAAAATTGGTTCAAACGCAGAAGCAGACGGTTATATTATTCGTCAAAAAGGTTCTCGTAAATTCCTAGTTACTGATGGTACTAACACTGGTGTTTGTACATTAAGCGACTTAGCCGACTCGAGTCTAACAGCAGATACAATGACTGTAACTGTACTAGAAACTGACTCAGGTGAAATTCGTCTAGCACGCATTAGTAATAAATGGGGTATCGGCTTTGATGGTGTACAACGTGCATTATCATTTACTGACTTTGCTGACTCAGCAGTTGGTACACAAGCTGAAACTATTAAGTCTGGTACTAAGGACCTATATGTTGAAATCGTTCAAGTTGATAACGACGAAACTTGGGGCTAATAGTTAATTTAACTTTTAGTTAATATCAACCCTCTTAGCGATACATACGTTAAGAGGGTTTTTTAATGACTGCGTTTGTACTTGGAAATGGAATTAGCCGCAAAGGCATTGATTTATATGCACTAAAAAAGCATGGAAAAATCTATGGCTGCAATGCGTTATATAGAGAGTTTGAACCAGACGTGCTTGTATCCACCGATCCAGGAATTAGTAAAGAAATTCAAGAATCTGGTTGGCCAACAGGACGCAGACATTATACAAGAAAACCATTTTCAAACTCTGCATCTATTAAGTTAGAACCTGCATACAAAGGAATGAGTTCTGGACCAAATGCATTAAACATTGCTTGCAAAGACGAACACACAACTATCTTTTTATTAGGTTTTGATTTAGGTAGTGTTGATCAACGATTTAACAATTTATACGCTGATTCTCCTTTTTATAAAAAGTCAACAGATGGAGCAACATTTGGTGGCAATTGGCTTAATCAAATTATACAAATAATGAATGAAAATCCAACTATACAATTTTATAGAGTTGTAACACGACATAGTCAAGGTTTTGCAGATAAACTTGCAAAAGTAAAAAATCTGCAAGAAATGACAAAAGAGCAGTTTCAGAATACGTATAAATAGTACTAACGAAAGGATTAGAATATGGCAACGCAACCAGTAACCTACAAAAAAGTATTTGGAGATTATGAGATCTCAACTACTGATGTTGATGGCAGCACACAGTCACAGATTGTTTTACGCTCTGAACAAGTTCGAATTTATGGCGACTTAATTGTTACAGGCGATCAGTCTGTAGTCAGCGAAACAAATCTATCGATTAAAGATAGAATTGCTATGCTTAATGAAGGCGAAGGTGGTAACGGAGTCACTGGTATATATTCTGGATTAGAAGTAGATCGCGGGTCTTTGAGTAATGCATTGCTTGTATTTGACGAATCAACTGATACATGGAACATTAGTGTTGATGGCGGTAGCAGTTATGACGAAATTTTAACTACCGGTACAGGATTAAAAAACATTGTTGAAGATCTAACTCCACAACTTGGTGGAAATTTAGATGTTAATAGCAAACAAATTATAAGTGTTAGTGATGGCGACATTGTACTGGCACCTAACGGCACAGGAACTGTTAAGGTCGAAGGTGCTGAATTAGCATTAGACGAATTAGCATCAGACCCAACTGCACAAGCAGGATATAACTTGATTTATCACAAAGCAGAAAGCTCCGGCGGTTCTGGTGTATATTTTAAAACAAGCACAACAAATGACGAATTGATTTCAAAAACGAAAGCAATCGTATATAGTATTATTTTTTAAGGAATAAAAGATGGCAATAGCAACAGACATAGTCGAAGGCACAACATCGGGCGATGTTGCTCCGGTATATTCTAGTACTAACAGTACTGCTATTACATGGGCAACATTTACAAATTATGGCGCCGGTGCTGTAGCGTTAACACTGCATTTAGTACCAAACGGCGGTAGTCCAACTAACGAAAACATGATTCTAGACGCAGAATCAGTTGTAGCCGGTGATACATTTACGTTGTATACTGCCGGTGAAAAATTACTGTTAGAAAACGGCGATACTATTCAGGCTTGGGCCGATACTGCATCGTCAATAAACGCAGTTTTTAGTTACGCGAGTATCTAGTAAAGTGCCAATTGGTCAGTTTATTAAGAATAGGAGAACTGGCAATTCTAGACAAGTAGTAATACCGTCTGGACCCGCTTCTGACAGACCCGAAATTGGCGTTCCGATATTTGGTAGTTTTAGATTTAACACTACCGCTGGCAGTCTGGAAGTTTTTAACGGTTCTGAATGGAAATATCTAGCACTTGCTGGATTAGTTGATGTAGCAGTTGATTCATTTATTGGTGATTATTCAACAACGGTATTTGGATCAATGACTAATCAAGTTAATAATTCCACTGACATTTTAGTGTTTGTTGGCGGTGTATATCAAATCCCAGAAACGAATTATACTGTTGATGGAAGTTATGACATTACATTTGTTACGGCGCCTCCTAATAATGTTCCAATTAACATTATTCATAATTTAAATTCTACGGTAATTTAAAATGGCTATTAATAGAATTACCGCAGCGATGCTAGGAACAACAAACGAAGAACAAAACAAATACGTTCTTGCAACGGATGGTGGTGGTAATTTATACTGGACAGCAGTACAAACCAATGGTGCTGATATTCCATTAAACTGGCCAGATGATAGTACCTTATGGCCAACTGGTGCAATTCGAGACTGGTCAGAATTTACCACAGTTACTACCGCTATTGATGATTTAAACGAATTAGCGGCAAATATTATTAACAATACCGCAGTTACTAATGTCGAATTCACTGCAAACCCAACAGCAGGTGGCGCAGGAACAGCAGTAACTTTAACTATTACTGCTGATGGAAATCCAGACAGATATACAATTAACTGGGGCGACGGAAATACAACTACTGGAACAGCAGATAGTACCCCAACACACACTTATTCGTCAAATTCTGGTAGTCCTTATACTGTAAATGTAATTGCTTACAACAGCAGTGGCGATGGCAAAGGAAGTAGTAACAGCAAACAGCGCGACGATTATATTATTATCTATACAGCAGATCCTGTTGTAACTTACAGTTTCTATAGAGATCCGTCTTCCGGCACCGCATTGTCAGGAAATAATTTGTATGTTATTGAAGGCGAAAGTCTTTATATGGATAATAATACAACTAATATTGGTAGTGCAACTGTTGATTATATAATGACCTGGGGCGATGGTAGCACAGACACAAATATTTTAAATGACACTGATGCTGGAGGTACACAAGGTTCTAGATTACAACATACCTGGGCAGAAGGCACAGCAACTGGAACTGGTTTTGACACTACAATATTAACTCTAAACTCTCATAGTACCGCGGATCCAGCAGTAATACCAGTTACCGGAACAACATTAATAAAAGTTTATGATAGTTCTCCAACTGCACCAGCTGGGTTGAGCTCTAAAACTAATATCGAGTACAATGGTTCTGTAGGTATTAATCCAAGACTCGCGGTTGGTTTTACAGATAATACAACTGGTGCAGTTTACGAAGCAGGCGACGATATTAATAGAACAACTACAGCATTCTCTGGTGATGTTGAAACGGTAGTAATGCCTTCGTATGCTTATAATAGCAATTCAGGAACGTTACGAGCCTTAGTCAACGGATCAGCAGATGGTACTGTTGTGTTATCAAACAGCAGCAATATTGGAACAAATAATAGTCTTGTAATTACATCCGAAAGCGATTATAACTTATTAGATTCAAATGGTAATGTAATTTCATTTGCTAACAGCATTTATTATCCATCAGCATTTACAGGTTTTAAAGCAAAAGTATCAAAAGCAACTAGTGGATTGAATGTTGGAGTAAACAGCTTTCAGTTGTCGCATAGCGAAACAGGTGATACAAATGTTGTAGAATTCGTCAAAGATGATTTAACTGCAACTCCTACTATAGATATTAGTGGTGCTACATTAACTGAAAATGTTAGCGGAACATATCGATACATTTCGGGCATTCCTTATTATAATAGCGGAAGTCCTAGTTTAACTTTATCTGGCGTGACTATTAGTAATTTAGTAGGGCAAGCATACACCGGTCAAGCAAGTATTGTTGAAGTTAACGATGGAACTAATCAAGAAGGTACATCAGCAAATGCTGTTGTTGAGTCTTTTTATAGCTACTCTGATATCGATGGCGCAACAACCATGTTATCAGGAGGGGTTCCTAAGGTTAATATTGGAACATCAGCTCCATATGCAATCGGAGATTTAACTATACCAATCACTTCAGGCTCTGTTAGAACAATTAGCCGTGTTAAAATATTAGCAAAAAATGTTAATGGGACTAGCGATTATACAGATGATTTAGAAACAATTGTGCAAGTACATAAAACAGCGCAAACCGGAGTTAACGAAATTTCCATTCCTGTGTCGGTTGATTTAGGCAATGGAGTATATGCAGATAACGGTGTCCGTATATTTGACTTCAATGCTGCTAGCACAGATACCCCGGCGTTTAGTAATGCTACAAATTATTATACAAATAATGTATATACTGAACTAAGTGATCCGGGTGTTTCTGGAACTAAAGAAGCAACTGTTAGACTTGGAGTACTAAAGCACGACACTACAGACTATAGCACAAATTATTTACCAGCAGGTCCAGATAGAAGTGCAGATACAGGAACACAATATTTTACATTCGCTTTCCGCAGACAAGCAGTAGCAAACTTCTCAGTAAGAATTGTGTCAGCTACTGGTATTTCTGGATGCTGGATTGCTGCACCTAATACTGCAATTGATAATACGTCAACGCTAAACGGATGGTTAGACTGTAGTACACAATATGCTGGTTCAGGCATTCCTGGTGCTGACACAAATAGTGGCGGCAATGGCAGCAATGGCTGTGCCTTAACTGGAGCAGATAGAATTGTTGCTGGTAGTAGTTTGAATACCTACTACACAATGACATTAGGAACAGAAAACATGAGCAACTCTACAGGTAACGTAGTTCTTGTTCGTATTGCGTTAAGTAGCGGAGAAAGCATTACCGCTTTAGAAGTAGCAGAGGGTAACAATTAATGGCAATTTCAGACAACCAAAAAGTTGACTATTTGTGGAAAAAGTTAGGATACTCTGCTACAAAAACAGACACTAATGCTAACAAACTTGGTCCAAATGAAGCTATACCGTCACCGTTGTTACTGCGTGGTGACAATGTATGGGCAAATTCTGCTGACATTCCAACAGTTATGCCAGCGAATTCAGCAGGTGTTGTTACGGTATATCCAACAAGTGCGCCACAAGAATGCACAATGGACAATACAGCAACAACAAATAGAACATGGAAAACCGGTTTAACAGATTGGATTCCGCCAGAGTTCGGATCTACATACCAAGTAAAAGTTTATATTCACACTAGCAGCGATGCAGCAAACGCAGTCGCTAGTGGTACACAAGTGTTTGCAACAGGTTCAGGAAATAATGACGAGTGGTTCTTTGACTATCAGTCGGGTGTTTTACATTTTATTGGCAGTAGCCTTCCTAACGGCGTTAGTTTTACAGGCAAGTCAGTATACGTGTCAGGATCTCGTTACACTGGCGACAAAGGTGTAAGTTTAACTGGTGATTTTGTTTTTACAAATAATGAAATATCATTAGACCCTGATGATATTATTGTATTAGACACAACAACCGGGTTAGTTATACCTACCGGTACTCCAGCTGAACGTCCGGCAAATCCCCCAGTAGGTACAATTAGATTTAATACTAATAACGGTAGTCACGAATATTGGACAGGCACAGATTGGGATACTTTTAGCGCACTTGCTGGTTTCGCAGTACAAGAAATCATTGGCGACGGAACTACAATTGATTTCCTACTAGATCAAGAAGTTATTAATGCATCAACTGTTGTAATAACAATTGGCGGTGTTGTACAAACACCAGGAACAGCATACACATTAGTTGGAACAGATACTGTTAGATTTGCTGAAGCACCATTGGATACAGACGAAGTTTCTATACGATTTTTTGGTAGTACTAGAAATGTTTATATATCTTCCTTGTCGAGCCCAAGTTTTACGTCTGAAGTTACATTAACCGACGATAACTTTATTGTTAATATTGATAGCAATTCTATTTTAACCGTAACTGGATCACAAATAACAGTTGCAAGCGATTTACTTCCGACAATTACAGAAACATACGATCTAGGTAGTAGTACGTATAAGTGGAAAGATTTACACCTATCGGGAAATTCAATCTATTTAGGTGACTTGATATTAAAAGATAATGGCAACGGAACATTTGGAATTTATAACAACAGCGATGGTTCTGAAGCGTCAATTACTATTACATCTGAAGATGCAGAACGATGGACTACTGCTAGAACTATTACAGTCGATGGCGATGTAACTGGTAGCGTTGCACTTGATGGTAGCAGCAACGTCACGTTAACAACAACATTAAATTTAACAGGAGCACCTACTGCTCCAACCGCAACCGCAGGAACAAACACAACACAAATTGCTACTACAGCTTTTGTCACTACAGCAGTTGATAATGCTGTTAACAATTTATTAGATGATGCACCAGGTATTTTAGATACACTAAATGAACTGGCAGCAGCAATTGGTGACGATGCTAACTTTATAGGAACAATCAATGATAGTATTGATTCTAAATTAAGTTTATCAGGCGGAACAATGACCGGGTCTGTGGATATGGGCTCGCATAGTTTAACTGGATTACCAGCACCATTGTCGTCAACAGATGCTGCAACTAAATCATATGTGGATGCTGCATTATCTAGCACATTATCAAGTGGTGAAATTGTTCTAGGTACAAATACTACTGGTAACTTCGTTTCAGTTATTACAGCCGGCGAAGGCATCGACGTTAGCGGAACATCGGGCGTATCAGCAGAAGTTGTTATTTCTGCTGAAGATGCAACAGCAACAAACAAAGGTATTGCAAGTTTTAATGTAAGCGATTTTACTGTTACTGACGGTAATGTAACTCTAGTTGAAGATAGATTATATGACTTAGTCGGAGAAGTATTCACCGGAAACTCAGTTGAAGGCATTATTACTACATTCAATGATGCAACTGAAAAAGTTGACATATCGGTAACTGACTTTGATATTACACTAACAGGCGATATAACTGGTTCCGCTTCTGTAACAAACTTTGGTTCAAACATTGTAATTAATACAACATCAAATGCAATTGTTGGTATTACAGTACAAGATGATTATGTTGATTTAGGTGATTCTGGAACAGTTGATACGCTAAGTTTCAACGGCGACAACATTACACTTGTTCGTTCAGGTAATACTGTTACTGTTGAAGTAGATGTTGGATTAACGGAATCAGACGTTCGAGACACAATTGGTAATACTGTTAAAGGAACTATTCGAGATCCTGACACTGAAGTTGAAACAGAATCTGGTATTACTGTAAATTATGATTACGAAAACAATACTGTTGAATTAGGTGTTAGAGAATTTGACATTACGCTAGTTGGTGATATCACAGGTTCAGGTACTGTATCGAGACTGCAAGACGTAACAATTACTACGGTTGCTGACTTTATTGCTGGTATTACGGTACAAGATGATAACGTTGATCTTGGGTCTGCTGGAACTGTTAATACTTTAAGTTTTGACGGTAGTAATATTGTTGCTACACGCAATGGCGACAAAGTTAATATTAGTATTCCAACTGGGTTAACTGAAGATGACGTTCGCGACACAATCGGTGCAACTGTTAAAGGAACAGTTAGAGACCCAGAAACAGCACTTGAAACTGAAACTGGTATTACTGTAAACTATGACTCGGAAAATAATACAGTTGAATTAGGCGTTAGAGAATTTGATATTAATTTATCAGGAGCGGTTACCGGTAGTGCAACAGTATCAAGATTACAAGACGTAACTATTATTACAGATACTGATGCAATCGAAGGCTTAACTGTTACTAAGAATAATACAGCAGTTGGATCAATAGAGCAAATTAAATCTCTAAATTTCGTTGGTGCTAATTTAGAAGTAGGAGTTAGCAATACAGACTCATCTGTACTTGACATTGCGGTTACTGGTATTGTCGACGAAAACTCAATTGTAGATATCATTAGACCTAAACTTGCTGGTGACCACGACGGTGTAACTGTAACATACGATAATTATAACCGCGTTTTTGATATTGCAGTCGATCCAATTACTGTAACACTTGCCGGTGCAGTTACTGGATCTGGTACAATTACTTTTGATGGTTCGGGAACAGACAGTACACTAAACATTAATACAGCACTTGGCGGCGGAACTGCTGAAATTAGCGTTTCCGACGAATACGAAACACAAGGTACTGTATCGTCGATTAACTTTGTAGGTGGCGGAATTACTACAGCCGTAAGTTTAGATGGAACAACAGCAACAGTTTACGTTCCTAATTCACCTGCTAATGAACCATTCCTAACAGTTGAAGCAGGAAGCGAAAATGTTCCCAATGCAAGACGATTAGTAGCAGGTACCGGTATTAGCATTACAGATGGCGGCGCAGGGAGAACATTAACAATCAGTGCTGCAAGCGACGCAATTTTAGCAAGAAGCCAAATAGCACAAGATGATGTACTAGTTGGGCAACAAGTTGAATTAAATTTTAAAGGTAGTCGTTTTGTACAACCGGTTATCGAAGATGATGGTGACAATGATAGAATAAATATAACTATCTACGATATTAAGGAATATTGGTTTAGATCTGATTTTGATTGTGGTTATCTAACTGATGACGAAGGCGCTATATTAAATATGGGCAATGATCTAAAGAAAGGTATTTTTGAAACTAAACCAGATCTGGGTTCGATAGCATAACAGGATTAACATGGCAAGTCAATTACAATTTAGAAGAGGCACAGATTTAGAGCACGATGCGTTTACTGGTGCGGAAGCTGAAATTACAGTAAACACAACTAATAAAAGTGCTCACGTACACGATGGCGTAACAGCCGGAGGTATTGAGCTAGCTCGTGCTGATTTAAATAATGTTGATGATGCTACTTTCTTGGCAAAAGCAGTAGCAGCAGGTGTTGAAGCGAGTGGCGGAAGCGGTTCTGCTACAGCAACAGTTACTAATATTACAAATGCTAACCCTGCTGTTGTAACTACTTCTGCTGACCATAACTTTGCAGAAAATGCACAAGTAACATTTGTAGATGTTACTGGCATGACTGAAGTTAATGGTGTTGCATTTTTCATTGATGTTTTAACTGCAACTACATTTGCGTTATATACAGATGTAACCCTATCGACAACATATAATGCAATTGCAAATAATTCGTACTCTAGTGGCGGTACAGCTACCGCTAGTGCACCAATCGGTGCTCCGTCGACAGCAGCATATGTTACAGTAGGTAATAATGCTACATTGCCAAATGAACGTTCGTTAAATGCCGGTAACGGTATTACTATCACTGACGGCGGTGCCGGAGGCGGTATAAGCGTTGCTGCTAAACTTTCTGCAACTGTTCCAAGTAACCTAGGTTCAGCAGCAGCAGGTGTTTCTACTAACATTGCTCGTGCCGACCACGTACATGCTATGCCAACTGCTGGAGATGTAGGTGCTATTCCTACCACAAGAACTGTAACAGCAGGAACAGGACTAAGTGGCGGTGGCGAGTTAAGTTCGGATATTACACTAGCGTTAGACGCAGATATTAGTGACCTAGGTAATGTTACTATAACTTCAGCAGCTAACGGCGACATTTTAATTTATAATTCGGCTACATCTGCTTGGGAAAATAGTACAGCACTTGCTCGTTTAACAGTTGAAAATGCTGGTTCTGTAGTAGGTACAGAATTAGCAATCACAAAATTAAATTTTACAGGTACTGCAATTTCAGACGGTTCTGTTGTAGTATCGGCTGAAGCAGGCAATAACTCTCAAGTAAACGTTAGCATTCCTCGCATTTATACAGAAGAACAAATTCAAGATATTGTTGGTGCAATGGTATCGGGTAATACCGAAAGCGGCGTTACTGTAACATATGATGATGCAAATGGCAAACTAAATTTTGGAAACGACTCGTTTGATTTATCTTTAACAGGCGATGTTCAAGGTACCGCATCAATTGACCATACTGGTAATGTGTCAATGACTACAACCATTTCTGCAAATTCAGTTGCACTTGGAACAGACACAACAGGTGATTATGTATCAACACTAGCAGCAGGAACTGGGCTAACTCTAACAAATTCCGCAGCAGGAAGCGAAGGAGCACAGTATACTCTTTCATTAAATTTAGACGGTAATACCAGCTTATCAGAATTTGTTGCTGATACTGTTGGTGGTATGGTTACATCTAATACTGAATCAGGCATTACTGTAACATATCAAGATACTGATAATACATTAGATTTTGACGTTGCTGATTTTACTATTACACTAACCGGCGATGTTACTGGTACTGGAACGGTTACTAATTTAGGAAACGTATCGTTTGCAACACAAGTAGCTAACGATTCAATTGCATTAGGTACAAAAACTACTGGTAATTATGTAGCTACACTAACCGCCGGTTCTGGAATTGCTGTAACAAACGGCGCTGCCGGACTTGAAGGTTCTGCATATACAATTGCGCTTGATTTAGGTGGTGCTAGTGGTCTTGATGAATATATTTCTGATACTATTGGTACAATGGTTACATCTAACACTGAATCAGGAATTAGTGTAACTTACCAAGACGCCGATAATACATTAGATTTTGATGTTGCTGACTTTACTATTACCTTAGGTGGTGACTTATCGGGCAATGTTACTATTACTAATTTAGCTAGTGCTACGCTTACTGCTCAAATTGCGGCTGATGCAGTAGAACTAGGTACTAA